TCTATTAAGACAAATTCTTAAACATGAAGATAACTGAATATCACTCCGACGTTAGATTTAATCGGACAATTAGAAGATGAAATCACTAAAATATAATTCTAAGATAAATAGAATTCCTAATTTACATAGTCAATTAATAAATGGATTAGATTTTCTTTTATATGTTGATCTATACCAAATATTAATAGAAGAAATGAAAACAATAGACGTTCATAATATTCTATATGAGGAAATAGATGATGAAGAATAAATTAAAAATGATTGAATTTAATAACTATATATCATCAAAATTTTACAAAAACACAAAAGATAAACTATCTAACAAACAAATTAATTTATTAAGATCTAAACTAGAACCTATGGAAATAATTCGTGTTAAAGTAGAAGTATTAAATAGTCTTTGGGATTATGTAAAATGAAAGAATTAAAACAAGTTAATGTAAATAAGGTTATATATTCAACAGACTTAAAAATATCAGTTCCAGACTGGAACATTATATACGACGAAATCTTGACAAGATTTGTTACTGTCAATTTAGGGAGTAAGAATCAATTACTATTTCACTCTTCACATAAATGATTATACACCTAGCACATTGCCGTGTCAAGATAAATCATAACTTGACAAGTAAAGATTTTAATATAGAATGAGAATAGTAAGTATATTGGAGTAGGATACGGATGAATGATTTATATGACCTATGGGACAAAGACTCAATAATTGATAGAACAAATCTAGGTAATGAAAGTCTTCGTCAATGTCAACTTCACTCAAAGTATTCCAAGCTTTTGACGAACGAGAGATTAAAGCTCAAAAAAATTGAGATTCAAAGGGACATTTTGAAGCATGAGAAATATGAAATGTATCATGATGGACCGACAGAAGAACAAATGAAGAAGGGATGGAAACTACCACCAAAAGGTAAGATCATTCTTAAGTCAGACATTGATCGTTATCTATCAGCAGATAATGAAATAATAGAAATGAATATTAAAGTCGCAATGGCTCGTGAACGAGTCGAATATTTGGAAAGAGCAATGGATATGATTCGAGGTTGGAACTTTCAAATCAAGTCCTTTATAGATTATGAGAAATTTTTAGCAGGAGTATAATGGTAGATAGAGTTAGTATTGTTAAATTAGATGAAGTATACTTAAAGATACAAGCTGCTCCCCATATTTTAATGGAATGTTCCGATCATTTTACGTTCGACGTTCCTGGTGCTAAGTTTATGCCTGCCTATAAGAATAGGTATTGGGATGGAAAGATTCGCCTGGTAAACTTAGCCCTTGGAACATTGTATATAGGTTTACTTGAGGAACTTGTTACTTTTCTAGAGAAAAGAGACTATGAAGTAACTGTTGACATGGAGTTAAGTCAGACGGAGTTTTCCGTCAAGGAAGCACTTGACTTTATAAGAACATTAGATCTACCTGAGAATAAGACGCCCCGAGACTATCAAGTGGATTCATTTGTTCACTGTGTTAGATCGGGGCGTCTACTTCTGTTGTCACCAACAGCATCTGGTAAATCACTCATTATCTATATTCTTATGCGTTATTACCTTGAAGTATATGAAGCAAGAACATTAATTATTGTTCCTACTGTTTCATTGGTTCATCAGATGAATTCTGACTTTGCAGACTATTACTGTCCATTTATGGAAAGTATTCATAAGATCTATTCTGGTAAAGAGAAACTTACCGACCATCCAGTAACAATCACTACATGGCAATCCATACAAAACATGGATAAAAAATTTTTTGAAGGGTTTGATCTAATCATTTGTGACGAAGCGCACGGAGCCAAGGCCAAGGTTTTAACTAAGATTATGACCTCAACTACACATGCACGTTTTAAGTTCGGAACTACTGGAACACTTGATGGTGTCGAGACAAATGAAATGGTTCTGCGTGGATTATTTGGTCCTATTAGAAATGTTACAACATCAGCCGAACTAATGGAACAAGGTCACATCGCAGAACTCAAAATAAAGGCCCTTGTTCTTAAGTATTCAAAATCATTAGCAACAAAAATACAGAATATGACCTATCAGGAAGAGATCGATTACATCGTTCAAATTCCCGAAAGAAACAACTTTATAAAAAATTTAGCTCTTTCACTAGATGGTAACGTTCTGATTCTATTCAACTTTAAAGATAAGCATGGAAAGGTTCTTCATTCCATTATTAAAGAGGAAGCAGGACCAAGGAAAGTTTATTATATCGACGGCGGTGTTTCTGGTGACGAAAGAGAACATATTCGACATATCGTAATGAAAGAATCTAATTCTCTGATTGTTGCATCATTTGGAACACTATCAACTGGAACAAACATTCCTAATCTGAATTACATTATATTTGCTTCACCTTCGAAGTCTCGAATACGAAATCTACAGTCAATTGGACGTGGTCTACGTCTTTCCGAAGGTAAGAAAGACGCAGTTCTATTTGACATCGCGGATGATTTCAGTGGGGACAATAAAAAACATAACTATACTCTATTGCACTTCATAGAGAGAATAAAAATCTATATATCTGAAAAATTTAAGTATAAGATTTACAGAATTAATTTAAAGGTAAAAGAAGATGGAAAATAAATCACGCAAAAGAAATCAATATATCAACAATAAGACTCTATATACCAATTTGATTCACTATAAGAACACATTAAAGAATGCAAGGGAATTGGGTCAGGAACCACCCCAGGTCACCAGGTATATTGGTGAGGCTATAGTAATGATTAATACTAACTTGGCTCTGAGGCCGAATTTTTCGGGGTATACATATAAACAAGAGATGATATCCGACGGTATAGTTGATTGTCTAGCCGCTGTGGATAATTTTAATCCCGAGAAGACTAACAATCCATTCGCATATTTTACACAGATTGCATGGAATGCATTTATTCGTCGAATATCGAAGGAAAAAAAGCAGCAGTATATCAAGCATAAGAACATGCAATCACTATACTTAGATTATGGAATGGATACTGAAAATAACGAGTTCTCTAATCAAATCATAGAGGACTATGAGAAGAAAAACTTGACGAATACTAAGAAATCTAGTAAACTTAGTGGAGTTGAGAAATTTATGGAGTAAAAATATGTGGTTATTTTTAAATGTAATTTTATTAAATATTGTGGGTATCATTATGTTACTCAAAAGTATGTATGACGACGGGGAAGACGTTACAGTCGGACATTTAGCTACAATTGTTACATTTGGAATATTCTTTGGAATAATTTACATTGTGTTGGTATTACCAACATATCCTATTTGGAAAAAAGTGGCAATAAAAGGAAAGAAGAAGGACTGATATGTATACATTAGCATACGTTATTTTAGCAACTGGAACTTTAATTCTCCATCCTGATAACAATAAAGTATATCACACGGAAACAGAATGTATAGCAGTAGCTCGAGAAATCGCCGGGCTTCCTCCTGAAAAGAAAATAGGTGTTAATTCGATTACATCAAATGGAATTACCTTTTCATTAAATGATAATTTTGCTACGAATATTCCTTCATTACAATTAATGTATAATACAAATATAGAAATTAAAAATAGATCTTCAAAGAATTATTATAAGTGTGATACTATAGAGGAATTAAAATAATGTTTAATCTCAAGGACTGTATTTCTGGTCCTGTGACATTTAAGTTCTTTCGTTCTGGTATTCTATATTATCAATGCCAGAACGGATTTGTATTTCCAGTTCCAGTAACAGATACTAATGATGCAGTATTTCTTTCAGAGGACAAAGGTATTTTGTTCATGAGATGGATTCGAAAGGAATTGGATTCTATTGAAGGAGAAAATTAATGGAAGTAATTCTTATTAAGGGATGTGAAGAATGGAGAGAATACGATTTTTATGATCGTGTTTATCGTATCAACAATCCAGTTAAAATTTATGTAGGGACAACTACCCATAGAGTAGTTGATTCAGAAGGTATTGTTCACTGTGTTCCAAAACCTGGCTCATATGGTTGTGTGCTTCGTTGGAAGCCAATTGGAACAGAAGTAGTTATATAATTGGAGACTAAAATGAATCATTTGATTCCAGTTAATATTGAGGACCTAGTAAAAAAACTAAATGATCCGACGGTTAACGAAACAGAACGTGGTTATATTTACCAAAGACTTCGTGCTATTGCAAACTATACGGATCAAGTATGTAAAGAACATGTATCACGTCCTGTAACTATACCAAAGAAGACACGATGACAGATTGGGAATTGATAGTATATCATTTTAAGAAACTCTTCGAACTTGAGCGTCTCAGATGGGGAATAATTGCTGGAATTATAGGTTCTATTCCAATTTTTTTGATTACCTATCAACTAGATGTTTTTCCGTTTATATTTTGGTTTATATTTGGATGGATAATAAAAGCATTATCAGAAGACATTGAATGAAATTAATTTTACTTGGAGATACACATTTTGGAATTCGTAATGATAATATAGCGTTTCATGATTATATGAAACGCTTTTTGCATGAAACTCTTTTTCCCTATATGAAAAAGAATAAGATCAAGACTATTATTCAGTTGGGTGACCTACTGGATAAGCGCAAGCATATCAACGTCTATACTGCCAATAGACTATATAATGATTTCATTAAGCCTTGTATGGATCAGAACATTGATCTACACATTACTCTTGGAAATCATGATACTTACTTTAGATCAACATCTAAGGTTAATTCCGTATCAGAATTACTTCGTCCTTATCCGATAAAGATATATGATACTGCTACGGAAGTAGAGTTTGATTCCCTGAAGATATTAATGCTTCCGTGGATCAATGACAATAATAAAGAAGAATCATTAAAACTTATAGGATCAACTAATGCTGAAATTGCCGTTGGACACTTGGAAATTCAAGGATTTGAAATGTATCGAGGTTCTCCATCATCTCAAGGAGATGATCCAAGCCTCTTTTCTCGCTTTGACCTTGTGTTTTCTGGGCATTATCATCATCGCTCTAGCAGGGGCAACATTCACTACCTTGGTTCTGCTGGATATTATACTTGGTCTGATTACAACG